CCGAGGTCATACAAAGGAAAAGAGGAGATCTTCCTCACGTTCTGCGCGAACGCGTTGAACGTAGGCCGCAACGGACCTATCCAAAATATCGGATAACCCTTTTTCGGTGTGAGTCACTCCATCTCGCCGGAGCAACCTAACGAATAGGGTTGCGGCGGAAGAAAGTCTTCCGCCACCGCATTTATCGCGGTGGATGAATGTTCTCATTCGTTGGGAGAAATCCCAATGGACATTATCCATGCTTGTGAAGCGGTGCGACTCCATAGTCAAGCCACCACACTCGCGTTTGGCGTCACGCCAAAACCTTTCGAGGTTATTCACATACTTGTGAAAGGAGAGTTTCTCCTGTTGCGAAACGCCTTCAGTGAAGGCTTTGGTGAAGGTGGTCTGCCTTTCCCAAAGGTCGACAAGTGTTTCGACCGGCAAAAAGCCAAACGTTTTGTAAACGTAATCTATAGTTAGATTAACCTGGGGTTGGCCAGTCACCTGTGATACAGGTATAGGGTAACGACCCTGTACGTGCTCTAGCACGCTACGCAATGTGTAGAGTTTGTCTCGATCTTTCGGGTCAAACACCTCAGATATCCTGAGGTCCTGGGAACTAACCAGACTAGAGAAGTTACTCTTCCAAATTTTGGAGTAAGGGTCCGTCTTGAGTGCACGGCGCCTGACAGACGAAATGTCTCGTATGCTCGCTGCATACTCGAAAAATATTTCGATAGGTGAGGAATGGGTAATCCACCAAAGAAAATCCAATTCCCAACCATGGTATGAAATTGCCCTGCTAAACGGGACAGGGAAATTCACACCACCGACAGATGTCGGTAAGGTTATAGGAAGGCGGAGTGCCTTCTTAATATCCTTAGGGTAAAAACCCTTCACCATCATATTGGTGTAAATTAGACGGGCCGAGTGACCTGCGCTACTCGAACAGTAACGCATAGTCTGCTCGAACCAAACTAATTGCTGCCACAGTGTGGCACCCTTCCCCAAGATGGAACTTTGGTTATCCGAGTGAAATCGGGTAGAAGGTGTCAAAAGTTTTGACTTGATGGTGTCCAAATATTTCACATTGGACCCATCAAAGAAAACGTGGTTTTCGGCAAGTATGCCATGGAACGCTGAAACAGTGTTCTTACCCGGACTGGGTTTAGCATTAGATGCTAAATATATCTTGTTTAAGATAGGGAACATCCCTGGTAGGTCGGTGAACTCAAACCGGTCATCACCTACGATACAAATGTATCCTGTGGGCAAAGGCCCACAATGACGGAATCCGTCGAGAGGATAACGTCTCTCTAAATCTAAACGATTTAAGCAGTAAAACGCTGCTATCTCACTCACACACAAGTTGTAGAGTGAGAGTCCCATAAACGAGACTGGTTCCCCCATAAAGGAACCACACGCGTGGTCACCACGAATACGTGGTCCGGCGGGCCCGTCTGGAGTCCAGAGGAGCTCGTGGTCCAACATAATCATGTTGATCAACGTGTAAAGAGGGTGTTTCCCTGCACTGATCCCCATGTTGGGCAGTGCGCCATCCCAGATGGCCTTAAGGACGTCGTGCGGAATTAAATCCGTGGCGGACTTAAGATCGGTACTGATAAAGTACCACTTCTTATTGAAGTTTTTTCCTTTAATTAACTTTAGGAAATCCCACAAAACGTAGGATGACTTTAGACCCAACCCAACTCGGTTATCCGAGCCAATGGACTCTGCCATTGGGTGGCGTATTAAAGACTGTAACAATGTTACAAAAGATAAATTCTTTGTGAGAGGTCGGACTTTCCAGCCCGGCTCCTCAAGCGCCATAAAGGTCGCTGGGATCTTCTTTAGTTGAACCCAAACAAGCTGTTCTTGTTTTGCAAAAATTGCAAGGTTGGGCCACACCGGTTTTCGTGGTAACCCATCCAGGCCAACAAAGTGGCCATAGCGGAGCATCTCAGAGAATGCCCACAGAGTGACAATGTCACCAAGGGTCTCATTGTAAAAGGGAGCCTTGTCATTGTTCAACAGATCAATGATTTCCCTGTTATAGGGAAAGCCACCGTACGGGTTGGCATGTGGTAATGACCACTGAACCCCGCCGTTAACGCGAGGATCAAGGAATGCTTTGCGGTAAGCAAAGTATCCGAAGACCAAT